ATGAAAGAAAGAACATTTAAAATCGGAATTGTAGTTATGGCGCTTGGCGCAATGGCTATGGACTCGAAGGGAGTTGGCTGGATAATTGCCGCAGGAATGGTAATTGCTGGCGCGGTGATCGCACATGTGGCATACACACTCGAGAGAGTGGAAAGAGAGCGGAAGGAAACCGAGCACTGTATACAGAAGCTCCGGAAAGCAAGTTGAAAGGAGAAAAATGCACATCAGTGGAATAAAGCGTATGTATCCGCAATATCCGAATAAAGCTTCGAATCTCACGTACCCGCGAAAGGAAAAGAAAAATGATGGGGATTTCAAGGAAGTGTTGGATGTGGAAATAAAAAAGATGGAATCAGCCGACCAAAGCAATGATTCCATCTAATTGGGGGGTTGTTTCTCTCGGAAAACAAAAGAAAAATAAGCATTAAAAATGCTATGCCTTTATTTTACAAGAAATATATTTAATGTGCAAGTGAAAAATATGAATTTACGTCAAATCGAATCGCTTGTAAGTGCGTATTTGCACTGCAAGGACGCAGAAAAGATTCTGAACAATGCAGGATCATTTATTTACACCGAAGCAGCGTGTCCGCTTATGGACGAGCCGATGGAGCAGATCTATGCGGCACTGATAGACGGACAGGATGATGAGACAGCGGACTGGATCTATGACCTGCTGCAAAAAGGTGAAGCAAAGGCAATTTATGATCTGCTGCAGGAAGGAGCCGATAATGGAAACGATCCAGGATAATTATGATTTCTTCCGGATGCATGAGGATGAGCAGGACAAATGGCTGGAACAACGGCCGGTGTGTGTCTGCTGCGGTGATCATATTCAGGATGATTATTGTTATGACGTTGGCGGAGAAATCTACTGTGAAGATTGTATGGTTTCATGTTTCCGGAAGGTGGTGTGATGTATTACAGACCCTGCCCCTATTGTGGGGCACATCTTGATCCGGGTGAATCATGTGACTGCCTGGAAAAGAAAAAGGAGAACAATAAAAACATCCTTGCAGCATATAGAAGTGGCAGGGATGGACAGATGGAAATGAAGTTGGAGGATATGATGTATGGCACTTAAATCGTGGGAAGAAATGCGCAAAATTGACGTAACTCCATATTGCCAGGAACGGGATGGAATGACGTATCTTAATTGGGCGAAATGTATTGATCTGCTGCATGAGAATGGTGCAAAGAAAGTTTACTGGGTGCCGATTCCGGATGTGGGAACGGGAAGCTCTTTGCGCATGGTATCAAAAGATTTCACAGATAGCAAAGGAAATACAAATCGATGTTATGAGACACGAATTAAGGTTGTAATTGATGAAAATGAGTATGAAATGCAGTCGCCGGTGATGAATGGCTCCAATCCGGTCAAGGATAATTCCATGAGCCAGCAGAGAGTGTGGAACAGTATGTGCCGGTCTTTTGTAAAGTGCGTGGCAATTCATACGGGGCTTGGATTTAACCTGTGGCTAAAAGAAGAAATGCAGCCTTTTAACAACATTATTCCGAAGAATGAGGAGAAGCCGAGCCCGGCAAATATTAAGATACTGAAAGACCTGTGCCTCAAACATAAGGTGAATCTTGAATACTGGATCACGAGCAACGGAAAGACTTGGGACAGCTTATCAGCGGAAGATGTTGGTACAATGCTGAACAGTCTGAAATCGAAGTATGGTGATGACTGATGTATACGATGGTAGATGTGAAGCAGTACCGGGAAAACAGTGATGGAACAGATCTTGTTGTTTCCGTTCCGGGAATGAAACTTGGTGGTCTGCTCCAGAGAAAGAAGATCAAGAATGCAGAGATCCGCTTTGATGATGGGCGGCATATCTCTGCGGAGCAGAGGAAGAAAGCATATGCAACGATCCGGGATATTGCAGACTGGACAGGCTATCCACCGGAAGAAATGAAGGAACGGATGAAGTATGAGCATATGATCCGTACAGGAGATCCTTATTTCAGCCTTTCTAACTGTTCGATGGATACCGCGCGGGAGTTTATCAATACGATCTTGGAATTTGCTTTAGAGTGGGGAATCCCACTTTCAGACAATGCGATTGACCGGACGGATGATATCGGGCGGTATCTGTATTACTGCCTAATGCATAAAAAGTGTGCCATCTGCGGCAAGGATGGGGAAATCCATCATGAAGATGCAATCGGTATGGGAAATAACCGCCGGAAGGTGGATGATTCGGGTTATAAGAAGATCTGCCTGTGCAGGGAGCACCATACGATTGCTCACCAGATGGGAGTGATCCGGTTCCGGCAGATGTATAAGGTGTATGGAATTGTTATGAAGGCGGAATGAAAATGACATTTGAAAGGTGGCGAGAAGTGCTGATTCGGGAGGTGGAGTGATTGGATGGCAACTACATAAAGCTGAGCCGCGGGCTACTGGAATGGGAATGGTACACAGATATCAATACAACCCGGCTGTTTATCCATATGCTTCTGAAAGCCAACTGGAAGGATGGAAATTTCAAAGGGACAACGGTTCCACGTGGATCGTTTGTCTCATCCATCGGGAAGCTGTCGGGCGAAACAGGGCTTACGGAGCGCGAAATCCGCACCGCAATTTCACATCTGAAAAAGACAGGCGAAGTGACAAGCAAAACGACAAACAAATTTACTGTATTTACAGTGGTTAAGTACGATTTGTACCAGACAACCGACAAGCAAAATGACAGGCAACCGACAGGCAACCGACATTCTAACGACATTCAAACGACAACAATAGAAGAAAAGAAAGAAGGGAAGAAGGAAAGAAACACACCCCCTATATCCCCCGTGGAACGGTTTGCAGATTTTGCCGCAGCCTATCCGAAAACCTGCACTGGTTATCTGGCAGAGACGGAATACTGCAATGCGGTTGATGCCGGAGTGTCGGAAGCTGGCCTGATTGCAGCGGCAGAGAATTATGCTATTGCCTGCCAGCGGAAAAAGACACCAGCCCGGTACATCAAGAACCCGGAGAACTTTTTGAAAGAAAACCTGTTTATGCAATACCTGGAAGGAGTGGATGATGGACCAGCAGATGAAAAACATGATCAACGGAATACTGGAGCGCGTGAAAAATCGCTCAACGAACTGCTTGAAGAACGCGGATGTTCCGGATGTTTCGAAGGGTTCTGATGTGTGCCCCGTCTGCAAGGGCAGCGAATGGATTCTGACCGAAAAGGACGGTATTGAAACAGCCGTGCCGTGTAAGTGCCGGGAGCGTGCGATCATGTTGCGGCGGCTGCGGTTTGCGGATATCCCGGAAGCATTTAGGGGAATGGAACTGAAAACATTTCGGATGGATGTGTACCGGGAGCGGGACAGCAGGAAGAAAGTGTCGGATGCCTGCCGGATCATAAAAGCGTACCTCGGGGATTTTGAGAACCAGAGGGAGCAGGGGATGGGACTGTTTATCTGGTCCCGGACAAAGGGCAGTGGGAAAACAAGGATTGCGGCAGGGATTGCAAACGAGCTGATGAAAAGCTATGCAGTCAAATTTGCGGTATCACTGACCATCCTGCAGGAAATCAAGAATACATGGCGGCGGGACGCGGAATACAGTGAGAGCCGTTTGCTGGATGAACTCTGCACCACAGATATCCTGGTCATTGATGATTTCGGAGTGGAACGGCCGGCAGACTGGATCAATGACAAGCTGTACCAGATCATCAATGAGCGTTATATAAACCGGAAAGTGACGATTTTCACAAGTAATGAATCTCTGGAAACGCTGCAGTATGATGACCGCATCACGAACCGGATCAAGGAGCGAACCTACCAGATCGCATTCCCGGAAGAAAGCGTGCGGGATCATATCGCAGAGCAGCACCAGGAAGATATGCTGCAAAAGCTTTTGGATGGGTAATGAGAAAGTGGCGAGATACCAGAAAGGAGAAATCAAAGAAATGAGTAATGCATTAAAACGGAAGAAAAAGCCAACATTTTTCACGAAGCAGGATACGAAGATCATCGGCCGGAACGATTTTGAAAAGCGCAATGCTGATAAGGTTGTAACAAAATCTTACAAGGATTTCGTGGCAATTGGTTATATTGTTCTTCATGACAAATTTGGGTTCGGACAGGCAAGAATCATCCGGTTGCAGGATTTTTTGAAATCCTACTTAGATGAAGCGGCATCCGGTGGGGAAAATGGCAAGGACTTGGCTGTTTATCTGAAAAGCAAATACGGAATCGACATCAAAGAAGAAGTCGGAAAAATTCCACAGAGACAGTTAATGAACCTGTATGCAAAGAAAGGTTTCTGTATCGAGCGTGAAGCATACAGGCTTTCCAGTGCATCGTTGTTTAACTATTTCGCGCTCACGCTTACGATTCTGAAAAAGGAATTTAAGCTGTCTGTGAAGCAGTTACAGCAGTTCACGGACAAGTTTATTGACTACATCGACACATTGGCTAATTACAAGCAGTTCCAGTTGGCCGTGCCGATGATAGCTGAAACGTTAGCTGATGAGATTAAGTTTGTGTGTGATTTGGAGGTTTAAAGATGTTGAATAAAGAAAAATATGCGAAAGAGATTTTAGACATGGCGTGTTCTGGAAATAGAATTGCCAAGCTTGCGGAAAGTGAGGATGTGTAGAAATGGGAGTTTTGCTTGCATTATCAACCATATTTATATGGGGTCGGCTGGTTAATATTGATTGCGACCTAAAAGATATCAGCGAAGAACTGAAAAAGATGAATGAAAGGAGAAATGATGGAAGATAGATATTTATTCAGGGCAAAGAGACTTGATAATGGGGAATGGGTGCAAGGAGCATTACTTGACGGAGAAAATCATTGTCTTATAGGGCAAGAAATAAAATTTAGCCCATACTTAGAACACGAATGCAAGATTGTCGGATATGAAGTGGACAGAGATACAATCTGCCAATGCACCGGATTTAAGGATAAGAACGGCAAGTTGATCTGGGAGAATGACATTTTGATGTGTCATGGAAACTCGGAAGACCTTGTAAAAGCCGTTTTTGGAGAATTTAATTTAATCAACGCAGAAACACTGGAAGTTATTGACCGTGTTATTGGTTGGCATTATGAGGTTGTTCCAACAGATGCGCTAAGCAAGTGTGAGCCGTTCTGCTTTCCAATGCCACTTACAGAGGAATATGTAAAGACATGCGAAATGGAAGTTGTTGACAATCCGGAACTGTTGGAGGTGTAGCCATGACGATTGATGAAGCAATAGCACACGCAAGAGAAGTTGCAAAGCGCAGGATGGCTGAGTACGAAAATCATTATGATAAAGATGCACATTATTATCCGACACAGTGTAAAAAATGTGCCGAGGAGCATATACAACTTGCGGAGTGGTTGGAAGAGTTAAAGCAGTACCGCGTAATCGGCACACCGGAAGAATGCATGCGGAATAAGGATTTCTTGGATTTTCTTTCGGACAAAATGAACCCGAACGATTTTGAAACATACTTGCGCTTATACAATGCGTTGGAAGGAGGGGATGGGGAACGAGCGAAGAAATTAAACCATGCCCGTTTTGTGGTTGCCATGATCGTAGAGTAGGCGTGAGAAAAATGGGAACCAAAGGATACAAGATTATATGCGGCAAATGTGGCGGTGCTGGTCCGTATGTGAAAATTGAAGATTTCGCTAACAAGATGGATGCACAGGAAGAAGCGAAGGAAGCATGGAACAGGAGGGCGAACAATGGGACGATTGATTGGCGAAGACGAACTGATAAAGGGCAGAGTTGAGAATGATCCAGTTGTGATTGCGGCAAAATGCACACCGACCGCCTATGACCTGGATAAGGTTGTGGAGCAGTTGGAGAATGAGAGAAAGTTTTGGGAGAATGCATACGACAGTAATTTGGGAAAAGAGAAAGCAAGAAGTTATGAACATGCAATCGAGATTGTGAAAGGCGGTGGAGTAGATGCGAAAACCGATTCCTAAATCCGTAAGGAAACAGGTGTATGCGAAATATAATGGGCATTGCGCTTATTGTGGCTGTGAAATACCGGAGAAAGGCTTTAACGTAGACCATTTACATTGCCTTAGAAATTATGAATACACAGAAATAGACGTGCATGATATCAAAAATCTTATGCCGTCCTGTGGTTCGTGCAATCGGTATAAGTCAACGATGGACTTAGAGGACTTTAGAAAAGAGCTGCAAAAAATACCAGACCGGCTGAAAAGAGATGTGTGTACATACAACATTGCTCTGCGGTATGGCATGGTGCAGGAAAACAGAGAACCGATACAGTTCTATTTTGAGAAGGTGGGTGAAGAGGATGCCAATCAAGCCAGAAAATAAGAAAAGATATCCGGCAAATTGGAAGGATATCAGAAAAGACATTCTCAAGCGGGCAGATAACAAATGTGAATTTTGTGGAATTGAAAATTATGCTATCCGTGAAAATGGCTCAAAAGTTGTCCTAACAATAGCGCATTTAGACCATACACCGGAAAATTGCGATTATAGCAATCTTAGAGCGTTGTGCCAGAAATGCCATAACAAGTATGATGCAAAACACAGGGCAGAGACGCGGAGAAAGGTGGGTGCGAGAAGCCGGAAGGAGTGTGAGGTATGACTGAACTTGAATGGAAAGAAGTCGAACCAGAGCAGGAAGACTGGAAGAAACAAATTGATGTAGTTGCCTATTACGGAGATCTCGTCATAGGAAGCATTGTATATTGTGGTGAAGAAATTGGATGGCAGTCTGTCATTGATGGGCACATGGATTTTTTACAGGCAGAATCTCTGGAAGATGTGAAAGAAGAAATGATTGATGCGTTAGATAATCATTTCACAGACCAAATCAATTATTACAAAGAATTGCAGGAAAGCCTTGACGAATTAAGGGGGAATGAAAATGCCTAAAGCAGTATTGGTAATGAATATGCCGGAATCGTGCTTCGGATGCAATTTTATGTATTGTGACGAGGAAAGCGACACGGAGACTTGTCAAGCAATGGAAACGGCAAGGGATATCGACCTGATTGAAGATAGACCAGATTGGTGTCCGCTCCGGGAACTGCCGGAGAAGATGGAAGTGTGTGGGAAGTACCCGCAGCCGGGTAAGCCTGTCCCGTCGTATAGATTTGGTTGGAATGCTTGTTTAGATGAAATTTTAAAAACAGATGGAATGAGAAAGGAGTAATGACAGAAGCCTTGGTAGACCAAGGTTGACCGCCTAAAGGTGAAGAAAGGCGAGAACAAAAGGAATTTAATTAGCGGTGTCGTATGGCACTATTGGGAGCCGTAATTCCTTATCCACGGACACAGAGCAATCTGTTAAGTGGTTGTCATGAAAAGATTAAAAGTATGTTGGGTAAGCGCAGGAATATCAAGTTTTATGGCTGGATATCTTGCTGGAGATGTAGACGAATGGATTTACATTGACATTGCAGACCAACATCCAGACAGCATGAGATTTATTAAAGATTGCGAAAAAGCAATCGGGAAGAAAATCACAGTGCTACGATCAACGGAATATCGAAATGTAGAAGATTGCGTAAGGGTGTTTGGTGGTTTTAAAAATTCGGCTAACGGATTTGCACCATGTACTAATTGGCTGAAAAAGCGAATCCGTAAAGAGTGGGAAGCTGAACATGCGGACTATGAGATCACGTATGTTTGGGGCTTCGACCTTAAGGAAAGGGACAGAGCCGATCGGACGATAGAAGCCAATCCGCAGGCTGCACATGAATTTCCGCTGATAGAAAAGAATTTATCAAAAGAAGAAGTGCATGGACTGTTTGAACGGACTTTTGCATTTGCCCGACCTTTGATGTATGACCTTGGTTATCCAAATAATAATTGTATCGGATGCGTAAAAGGTGGTATGGGTTACTGGAATAGAATCAGAAAAGATTTCCCAGAAGTCTTTGCAAGCCGGGCGAAGTTGGAAAGAGAAGTCGGACACTCCATGTTGAAAGACAAAAACGGTCCGGTATATCTGGATGAATTAGATCCCGATCGGGGAGACATGAATACAGAGATTATGCCGGAGTGTGGAATTATGTGCTACTTGAGCATGAAATAAAAGTCTTTAGGATAAGTAGAAGGGCGGTCGGCAGTTGTGCTGACCAAGGTGTTACTTGTTTGTGTGGTTGGAATTTGTGTTGCCATAGTATCCTCCGTTTCCGTGCTAAAAGCACAAAGTGCAATTATTAAAGTCGCGATGAATTTTATGACTGCCAACCGAATTCCCTTCCCCCAAACGGTTTTACCCGCCTGCTTATCATAAAGACAAGGACATTTTAAAACAAAGCATTCAAAAATGCAAGAAAGGAGCCGAACCTCCGGCCGGGGTAACGATATATCGGGTTCCTTTTGAAAAATGACATATAAAGAATTTTTAGAAACAAAGATTGAACTTGCGACAGAAAGCGGATTTATTGTGGATCTGGAAAAAGTCAATAAGGTATTGAAACCGCATCAGAGGGATGCTGTGGTGTGGGCGCTGAAAGGCGGTAGGCGTGCACTGTTTGAAAGTTTCGGGCTTGGAAAGACCGTGCAGGAGATTGAGTTTTGCCACTTGGCAGCGGAGTACAGCGGTGGCCGTGCATTGATCGTGTTGCCGCTTGGAGTAAAGCAGGAGTTCACGCATGATGCGGTGGAAGTGCTTGGATATGAGAAACCGGAGTATTGCCGGACGATGGAAGAGGTGGAGCAGAGCACAAGCCAGATTGTATTAACAAATTATGAGCGTGTACGGGATGGGGATATCCGGCCAGATTACTTTGCAGCAACATCACTCGACGAAGCCAGTGTTTTAAGAAGTTTCGGAAGTAAAACTTATCAGACGTTTTTAGATAAATTTAAAAATGTTCCGTATAAGCTGGTAGCCACGGCTACACCATCACCAAACAAATACAAAGAGCTGATCCATTATGCCGGATATTTGGAAGTGATGGATACCGGGCAGGCATTGACGCGGTTCTTCCAGAGAGACAGCACCAAAGCAAACAATCTGACCTTATATCCAAACATGGAAGATGAATTTTGGATGTGGGTAAGCAGTTGGGCACTTTTTATCACGAAACCTTCAGATCTCAATCCGGTATATTCCGATGAGGGATATGATCTGCCGCCGCTTGAAGTAAGATGGCATGAATTGCCGGTGCATTATGGCGATACTGCAGATCGGGACGGCCAGATGCAGTTATTTCAGGAAGCTGCCGAGGGATTGAAAGAAGCTGCGGCAGTTAAAAGAGAAAGCATTGACCGCCGTGCAACAGAAATGAAAAGGATTGTGGAAGAATCGCCGGATGATCATTTCTTGTTGTGGCACGATCTGGAGAATGAACGGCATGCGATCAAGAAAGTGCTGCCGGAAGTGGTGGATATCTACGGATCGATGGATTATGACCTGCGCGAGCAGAGGGTAATTGATTTTTCGAATGGACGGACAAAGTTGTTTGCAACGAAGAAATCATTGTCCGGATCCGGATGTAACTTTCAGAGATATTGCCACAGGGAGATATTTCTCGGAATTGATTATGAGTTTAATGATTTCATCCAAGCAGTACACCGGTGTTACAGATTTTTACAGAAAGAGCCGGTCGTGATTGACATTATCTATATGGAAAATGAGCGGCAGATCAAGGAAGCGTTGCTGGAAAAATGGAAGAATCACAATCACATGGTTGCAAAAATGATAGAGATTGTGAAGAGGTATGGACTTAATTCAGAGAATAAGACACGGCGGTTAGAAAGGAAGATGGGCGTGGAAGGCAGCAGAGAAGAAAGAACGGTTAGGGGAAACCATTATGAAGCGGTATATGGGGATTGTGTAGAGGAAACCCGGGCAATGGAGACAAACAGTATTGATCTGATACATACCTCGATCCCATTCGGCAACCATTACGAATACAGCGCAAATTATAACGATTTCGGGCATAACCAGAACACGGACCGGTTCTTTGAACAGATGGATTTTCTCACACCGGAACTGCTCCGAGTCCTGAAGCCGGGTCGTGTGGCTGCAATCCATGTCAAAGATCGCGTACTGTTCGGAAATGCGACTGGTACCGGGATGCCTACAATCGAACCATTTCATGCGCTTTGCATTGCACATTACATGAAACACGGATTCCAGTATTTCGGTATGATTACTGTCGTGACTGATGTTGTCCGTGAGAATAACCAGACATACCGCCTTGGATGGACAGAACAGTGTAAGGATGGTTCAAAGATGGGTGTAGGATGCCCGGAATATATCCTGCTTTTCCGGAAGTTGCCGACAGATAGATCTACGGCATACGCGGATGATCCGGTCAAGAAATCCAAAGAGGATTACACCCGGGCACAATGGCAGATTGATGCACATGGTTACTGGAGATCGTCAGGAAACCGACTGATCAGCAAGGAAGAACTGAAAGAGTTTCCTGTGGACAGTTTACAGCAGGTGTACAGGGAATACAGCCGCGGCAATGTATATAACTATGAGGATCATGTGAAACTTGCGGAAGATCTGGACAAGGACGGGAAGCTCCCGGCAACATTTATGGTAGTTGCACCGGGATCGTGGAATCAGTTGGAAGTGTGGGATGATATCAATCGGATGCGTACCCTTAACACCACGCAGAGCCGCAGACGCGCTCAGATGCACGTATGCCCGTTACAGTTGGATATCGTGGAGAGAATCATCAACAGATATAGCAATGAGGGTGATACGGTCTATGATCCGTTTGGTGGTCTGATGACGGTACCAATGACGGCGATTAAGATGCACCGGAACGGCAAAGGATGTGAGCTAAACCCAGATTATTTCCGGGATGGCGTCGGATATCTGCAGGCTGCAGAGAATGAAGTTGACGAGCCGACATTGTTTGATTTCATGCCGGAGGTGCTGCCATGAAAGATTTAATTATCGATTGCTTCGCTGGCGGCAAGAATCGGGAACAGCGTGGTGCCAATCATGGCTCAGAAGCTTGTAGCTGCAAACTGTCCGTATCTGAAAGTCGGGTCCCGGACACCGAACATGAGAATTGACGAGGAACAGACCGGACAGCTCCGGTTTGCGTAGGAGGTAGAGCATGGATAGATTAACAAAAAGGTCGCATAATGGAACGGCTATCTATAACACACCAAGCGGAGAACCCGTTAAATGGGAAAATAACAGACATAATGTGCTTCAAAAGTTGGCAGATTACGAAGATGCAGAGGAACATGGATTGCTTCTGAAACTGCCATGCAAGGTGGGGAGCACACTTTGGAGTAATGATTTCGGAACGACTTGTCCTTATGAGGTTACTGGATTTTCTTATAAAAATCTGAACGATGATGAAGATGATGACGATTGCGATTACGGAGATGAAATTGTTTTGCATTACCGAAGTTGCGGTGGTGCCATAACTGGGAAATTTGCGGAATCGGAAATTGGCAAAACCATATTCCTCACTCGTGAAGAAGCAGAGAAGAAACTGGAAGAATTGAGAGGTACAGAATGAAACCACTTGAAGTATGGAGAATAATCAGTAGCAATATGAACGAATTGGCAAATATGCGAAATGCACTATATCCGCAGGGCAAGGGATATTCCCAAGAAGAAGTGCAAGCCGAGGTTATGTGTTATGAAGCATTGAGGAGAATGGAGGAAGAAAATGAGTGATGTAAAACTTTTGCCGTGTCCGTTCTGCGGTGGAGAAATAAAACTGGATGAAGATGATTTTTATATGTTCTGCTGTGATACCTGCGGTGCAGGAATAACATTCGCACATGAATTAGAGGATGGAACCGCAGAAGATTGCACAAAAGAGGAAAGCATTGAAAGTTGGAACACCCGCAAGCCTATGGAACGGATTGTGGAGCAGTTGGAAGATATATCAAAAGTGTACTGCGAAGAATACCATCAGCAAGAAGGTATATTATGGTTGCAGGATGCAGTAGAGATTGTAAAGCGAGGTGGAGCAGATGAATGAGAATGAAGCAATGAAAGATTTAATAAAACACAGGCAAGGGTCAGCTAGAGAGGTTGAAAGACTGAAAAGTGATGGACGGGACTTCTCACATTTTCAAACATGTGTTGATTCTATTGACATAGCAATCAAAGCACTCGAAGAAATCCAACAGTACAGAGAACTCGGAACTGTTGAAGAACTGCGAGAATCAATGGAAATGAAGCAGAAGTACGAAAAACAATGGATTGATGATATAAACAATCCTCTTGAGCCGCTGAAACTGTCAAGTGCTTTGCAGAGCGAGATTTTTAAGCTCGAATACAGGAAAGCCAATAAGCCGAAAGAAATCAATATTCTTGATTATACGATTATATACGCTTTAAAAGATTGCTTGGAGAGATATTCGGGAATCAGGGAGGAGTAGACATGCAGGAAGTATTTGAGAAGATAAAACAAAGAATTATGATTGCTGCGACGGAAGCTTGCGGATATGCTCCTTTGACAAGAGCCGTGGCGGAGAGTGAGCTGAAAGATATCATGGAACAAATTGCCGCCGAGTACAACAATGGTTGGATTCCATGCAGCGTAGAACTTCCACCACAACCGAAAGAAAATCCCGTGTTTGACAGTAAACCATTGGAATTGTACCTTGTTGATTGTGGAGAAGAGTATTCATTTAGAGCATTTTGGAACGGAAAAGATTTTACAGATGGGTGGAGCAAGTTGAATGTTATCGCATGGCAACCGCTACCAGAGCCATATCAGCCGAAGGGAGATTGAGAAGAATGGCGAATCAGAAATACTGTGATAAATGCGGATACATAAAAGAACAGTGCGAATGCGGGAAAACAAAAACAAACGCTGACCGCATCCGTTCCATGAGTGATGAAGAGCTGGCAGAGAAAATGTTCGAACTTGAGAACAAGGAACTATGTAAGGTAATTCCATTCTGTAAAAGTACAGATGAGTGCACAGATATAATGGACAGCGGGGAACTGATACCGGATGAGTTATGCAAACAGTGCCTGGTTAAATGGCTGCAGTCAGAAGTGGAGGGATAGATATGAAGATTAAAAGTATATTAGAATTTTGCTCTTGTAAAGGGTGCAGAAAAAAATATGATTTTGATATTGAACTTAAGGCAGGAGGTAAGAGAAAAAAATTTAAGCTGTGTGAGGAGCATACTAAAGAACTCATGAGAATTGGAAAGCTGAAAAGTGTAACATTCGAAGAAACGATAAATGTAGAGTAAATAAGCAAATTCGCGTTTGTGAATTGCTAAAAGTGAAGAGAACCTTGATAATTGAATATTGGTGGTTGGAGTGATATGATTATATAAAATAATGACGAAAGGTAGTACAGTAAGTATGAATATAACAATAACAGAACCAGCTGGAACCAGTGGCGAAATAATTATTGGAATATTTACAGCTTGTGTTTCAATAATTACATTTATCGTTGGTGCTATTATAGAAAGTAGGAGAGAAAAAAGAAGATTTAAACAAGAAAAGACTATGCGATTGCTAGATGAAAAAATTATTGCATATCAAAATATGTATGCAGCTATTTTGGAATATAAGTCATATTTTGAACTTTTCATCGATGGTGGAAACGAATATAAGGAAAGTGCAGATGCCAGTGAATTTGCACCACTTGCTTCAAATCAGAAATTTAGAAATGAGTACAATTTATACTCACTGTATTTAAGTGAAGAATTATGTAAGATTTGCCTAAATACATTAGAAAACGGGGAAATTCTTAATAATCTTGCAATTTCTATCCATAGTGATGCTAATATGGAAGATAGCGTAGAACCTAGTTGTATAAATGTTTTAAACAATATCCAGAAATGCATAGACCAGATCAGAGTGGAAATAAATGTATAGCAGTTACCAACCGTCAATATTCGATGGTTGGTATTTTTTTGCGCAAAATTTGAAAGGGGGAATGTACTTGGATGAAAAAGAAATATACGAAATTTGCCAGAGTGTAGATGCATTTATTGCGGACTATCTGGAAGAATCCATTGTTAAGGGTACAAGCTACGATCTTATGGAAGCACACCACGGCATTCTTCCAATATCTCGAAATTGTTTCTACCGCCGCCGCAGGATCGTACAGCGGATCATTAAGCAGAGGTTAGGGCGGATCGAAGAGGAGCAGAACGGACAAATGAAGATGGTGTGGTAAAATTGAAATGGATGTGGTTGAAAGATTATATGCTTGTGATTATAATGGAATTACAAGTAAAAATTGGGGAGATGGTGGGAATATGAAGGATGAATTTAAAAAGATAATAGATCAAGATATCGCAATTGGAAAAGAAATTATAGAGAAACATGATGTTCGTGCAGGAAAAGAAATTCATCGAAGATTAAAATCAAAGTACAATGCTATAATATCAGGTTTTGATGGCGGATTGCATGATTTATTCTATGATGATACTGGAGAAAAGTGTTTGGAGAACATCAAAACTATGATCGAGAAGTTGGAACTCTTTAAAGCTATGGAATATGTAAACATATATAGTCAGGATGCGTCTGGAATTACAATTAATAATAATAACACAAATTCTAATTCGGTAGAGATGAATATGTCTTTTGAGATGGCAAGAGAAACGGTTGAAAATATGACGGCATTACCGGATTTTGAGGTAGAGGAGATATTATTGAAGATACAAGAATTAGAAAATATAGTGAAGTCAGATGAAAGAAAAACTAAGAAATGGGAAAACGCAAAGTCGATTATTAAATGGATTGCAGATAAAGGAATTGACGTTGGAAAGGTGCTTCTCCCATTAGTACTACAAATTCAATGAGATTAATAGAGAGGATAGTGCCTCTCTTTTTTCATGCCCTAAAATGGTACAAATTCTCTGAAATACTGTTTTATAATTATGGTATGAGGTTAGAAATGTACCATTTGGCAGAGAAGAGGTGAGATAGTGGAGAATTATGAGAGAGCAGAACAGGACTACATGGGCGGTATGAAGTACAAAGATATAGCAGAGAAGTACGGAACCACTATCAACACTGTTAAAAGCTGGAAGAAACGGTATGGGTGGAACAGAGAAGAGGGTGCACACAAAAGTAAAAAGGTGTGCACACAAAAAGGTAAGGGTGCACACAAGATGGCAGCACCTATAGATGATGGCACGAAAGAAACATTACAGAATTATGGACTTACACCGGAACAACAGATGTTCTGCATATATTACAGTAGGACGTTCAATGCAACCCAAAGCTATTTGAATGCTTATGGGTGTAGTTACGAGACTGCAATGGTTGAGGGAAGTAAAAGTCTAAGAAAGCCAAAGGTTCGAGCAGAAATAGAGCGATTGAAAGAGATCAAGCGTCAACAGATAGTTGCTGGAACTGATGATATTGTGGAACTACAGATGCGTATTGCTTTTGCAGATATTGGCAACTATATGTCGTTTGGGCAGAAAGAGATTGAGGATCCAGAGACGGGGATTGAGTATATGGTCAGTACAGTTGACCTGAAAGAATCGAAAGATACAGATACACAACTGCTCCAAGAGGTTAAACGTGGGAAAGATGGCGTATCTGTAAAATTAAAGGATGCGCAGAAAGCCATAGACTGGCTGACAAAATTCTTTGAAATGAATCCATCTGATAAGCACCGGAAAGAATTTGACCAGCGTAAACTTGAACTTGAATTGATTAAATTGGAGATGCAGACCAAGGATGCTACAGAGGATGCACCGGAGCAGGACAACTTCTTGGATGCTCTGAACGACACAGCAAAGAAAGCGTGGTCGGATGATTGATTGGACAGATTTTGACCGGCGGGTGCGTAAACTAAAAGAAAATGTAATGAAGAATGCTATCCGGATGAAGCAGAAGTATAAGCAGAACGGATTTACGTTTAAGCCATTTTCAAAGAAACAAAAGCAAGTTCTTACTTGGTGGTGTGAAGATTCACCGGTTAAAGATAAGGATGGAATCATAGCAGATGGTGCAATCCGAAGCGGTAAGACATTGTGCATGTCGTTAAGTTTTGTTCTGTGGGCGATGAGTACATTTAATATGCAGAATCTCGGCATGGCAGGAAAGACAATCGGATCATTCCGACGAAATGTGCTGTTCTGGTTGAAACTGATGCTCCGGAGTCGTGGTTATAAGGTGACAGATCATAGATCTGACAATATGGCTGAAATCAGCAAAGGCGATACAGTCAACTTCTTTTACATATTTGGTGGTAAGGATGAGCGGTCGCAGGATCTGATTCAGGGTATCACGCTTGCCGGAATGTTCTTCGATGAAGTTGCGCTGATGCCGGAGTCATTTGTCAATCAGGCAACTGGACGATGCTCTGTAGATGGTTCTAAGTTTTGGTTTAACTGTAACCCGGATTCTCCTAGCCATTGGTTCAAACTGAATTGGATAGATAAGGCTGATGAAAAGAAACTGATTTATCTTCATTTTACAATGGATGATAATTTATCCCTGTCGGAGAGGATTAAGGAAAGATATAGGGCAATGTATAGCGGTGTGTTCTATGACCGTTTTATCCTTGGACTGTGGGTGATAGCCGAGGGACTTGTATATGGTATGTTCGATAAGGAAAAGAACATTTTTCACGGAGAGTATACATACAGTCCACAAGCATCCTATTACATTGCTATCGATTACGGAACCATGAACCCATTCGCAGTAGGACTTATGGAATTACAGAACAGCGGCAGGGTACGGATGCTCCGGGAGGGACATTATTCTGGAAGGGAAACCGGAGTGACGATTGACAACGAGGCATATTACAAGATGATCCAAGAGGTGGCGGGAGATTTCCCGATCACTTCCATTGTCATTGATCCGTCAGCCGCAGCCATGAAAGCAACAATCCGGAAGTATGGAGAGTTTACCTGCACAGATGGAAATAATGATGTGTTGAATGGAATCCAAGAGGTAACGAAGTATTTGAATCTCGGTATGCTCCAGATACATGAGAGCTGCACCGAGACACAGAAAGAGTTTGGCGCGTATGCATGGGATGAAAAGGCAGTAGGAGAGGATCGAGTGATTAAGGAATACGATCACCACATGGATCTTATCAGATATTTTATTTATACAGTAGCGCGCAGATATAACAGAGGACTTATATAAGGCGGTGAAATATGGGATTATTAGCAGCAATTAAAGGATTAGTGAGTAGAATGTTCCAATCAGAGATGCAGGACCAATTCCATGTGACTGGTATTACATCCGGTGATATGCAGAAAGCAATACAGAATTGGATGCTGATCTATAAAGGAGAGCCGGATTGGGTAGACCCAGAAGAGGGTATCAGGACAATTAAATTTGCAAAGTTTGTGTGTGAGGAAATCGCACGCCTTGCTACGCTTGCTATAGATGTGACGTTTGATGGAACAAGGAAAGAGTATATGACACAGTTCTGGGAGAAATCTGTACATGATCATATCCGGGAGTGGACTGGCACCATGTGTGAATGTGGAACGGTCATTCTTAAACCGAATGGTGTTGGTGTGGACATTGTAACGCCAGACCGATTTGAGATCACAGAGCTAGATGGAAACCACAATATAACCGGTATTGTATTCCAAGATGATTACCAGGAGGGCAAAGAGCATTACACTAAGCTGGAATATCACAGATTCTTTAATGCAAAGGTACGTATGACAGATGAAGAGAAGTATACAGATAAAACGTTTTATTCCATCTCGAATAGAGCATTTGTGTCGGAAAATTCCGGGGAACTTGGAAAACCTGTTGATCTGACCATGACAAAGTGGTCTGCTTTGCAGCCGGATGTGCATATAACAAAGAAGAGCGGAGACCAGATTGACTCGATGCTGTTTGGACTGTTCCGGATGCCATCTACAAATGATGTGGATCCAAAAAGCCCGCTTGGATTATCAGCATTTGCAGATGCTATCGAGGAGTTAAAAGATTTGGATATAGCATACAGCCGGAATGCAGAAGAAATTTTCGACAGCAGGCGATTGGTAATGGTGGACGATCGGTTGGTACAGAAGCCGGCATACAGGGATGAAAAGGGCGTGACTGTAAGACAAAAAGTGAAGCTGCCTAAGTTTTTTAGAGCAATGTCCGGGATGGACGCGGAAGAAACATACCACGAAGTCAATCCTCAGCTCAATACAGATGTAAGAAAAAGTGGAATCAATCAGCAGCTATCCCTTACCGGAGTAAAGTGTGGATTCTCAAACGGTTATTTTGTTATAGATGAAAAAACAGGAATGATAACAGCAACACAGGTGGAGTCAGATGATAGACGTACTATTCAGCTCATTAAAGACGTACGGGATGCAATGCAGGACTGCCTTGATGATTTGTTCTATGCGCAATCTGTATTTGCGGATTTGTACGGTCTTGCACCGGTTGGTGATTATGAGCCACAGTATGACTTCGGGGACATTACATACAATGAGGAAGAGGACAGAATGAGAAACCTCACACTCGCCAACTCCGGATACATTCCAAAGTGGCAGTATTTGGTCAGATTCGAAGGGTATTCAGAGGAAGATGCAAAGGCGGCTGTTGCAGAAGCAAGCGGATCACAAGAAAAAGGATTATTCAACGAGGAATAGACATGCAGTATAACCAAACTGTGGGATGCGCAGATATCCACATAGACACCAAAAGAATAGATAATAATATACGGAATGCACAGAAACTGTTGAATATGCAGGTGGTTGCAGACTGTGACGAGTACATACCAATGGCGCAGGGAGCCTTGCGTGGATCGGCAAATTATCCAGATGGAATATATGGCGGACAGGTGGCATGGAATACCCCATATGCACATTACCAGTATATGGGGGAGCTGTACCTCACGGAAGACGGCCGATCTTTTGCGAATAAGGGAGAACGGAAGTACCCTACAGGGATGCCACTTGTACAACATACTCCTGGAACTACAGACCATTGGTTCGAGCGGGCGAAGGAAACACACGGAAAACAATGGCTTGAACTGGTAAAACGAGAGGCAGGAAAAGGATAGATGCTTACACCAGATTACTTTTATGGAAAATCTGACAAGTTAATAGAGATGTACCAGGAGTTGGAAGATTGGATTCTGCAGGACATTGCCATGCGCCTGGTGGAATCAGAGAGCCTATCCGGAACCGCAGACCGCGAACTGTGGAAACTGCAACAGATGGGATTGCACCGACAGGAGATTGTAAAACGCATTTCGGAGTTGACGGGCAAGAGCCGGAATGAAGTGCGCCGGTTGCTACGAGAGAGTGTGCTTACTTCGTTTTCGGACGATAAGGGTGTACTTGAACGACTGGCAGATGTGCAGCCGCCACTGCAGAATAACATGGTGATCGCTGCCATGAATGCGGAGATGATGAAAACATTCGGAGAGTTGAGCAATCTTACAAACACAACCATAGACCAATCGCAACGGGATCTGCTGAATCTTCTGAACGAAGTGGATTTTCGTGTGGCAAGTGGGTTGCAGTCCTACAGTAGTGCAATCTGTGAGGTGTTAGATCGGTATGCAGAAAACGGTATGCGTGTGGATTATCCAACCGGTTCCCGGAGATCGTTGGAAGCAGCCGTGCGATGTTGCATTGTAACATCCATGAACCAGACAGCTGCACAGGTTACGAATAAGTATATTGTGGAAGCTGGGGCAGAATATGTTCTGGTGTCCGCGCATATGGGCGCCCGGCATGACAAGATCAACCCTACAGGATTGCAGTCACATGATTGGTGGCAGGGGAAAGTATACAAGATTCGCGGTGCTGATCCGGATACAGCGAATCTACTTGAATCTACCGGGTATGATATAGATCTGCAGACCGGAGAGGGACATGTGGTTAATCCTCTGGGATTGCACGGGTATAATTGCCGACATTCGCATAAACCGTGGCACAAGTCCTTGCGCAATCCATATGTGGATGAAAACGGCAATCCGAAGATAGATATCCATGAGAGCCAAGAACTGTACGATCTGCAGCAGAGACAGAGAGCGATGGAGCGGGCAATCAGAAAGACCAAACGCCAGCTTCTTATGAAGGAACAGGAGATGAAAGCATTTCCGGATGATCTGAATCTGCAGAGCGATTATGATAAGTTATCTTCAAGGCTTCGTGATCAGAACCGTGCATATGGCGTATTCTGTGCGGAGAATGGCTTACAGAGACAGTATGATCGTGTTAAGGTTGCCGGATTCAAGAAGCCGCAGGCGGCAAAGGCAAACGGCAGAGCGACGGCATACAAGAATGAACAGTATGCATCGTATGAAGCAAATCTTGGTAAGAATATGGTTAGCAAATCGGAATTCACGAGGATAATGTCAGATCGGTCGGAAAAGAAATTATTTACTCATTATTCAGAGGCCGTAAAGAGGGGCGATGTGTCACCATTGGCAGATTATGGCATGTACCGAAAGACAGCTATGGAATTACAGGATAAATGTGTTGGACTTACTACTTCAAATGGTATAAAATTAAAAAGAAGATCCCTTCATTGTATAGATAGGGTTATTGGATCTGTTGAACAGCGGAGAAATGGCATTACAGTGGATGATGTTGTAAAGGCACTTACATCACCAGAAGCAGAAATTAGACCGGTGAGATATTCCGGGACGTCGGCAAGTCAGAAATTTATATACAAAAATGCAGAAGTAACAATCAATCCGGTTACTATGACTTTGATTCAGGTAAATCCACATCACAGGGAGAAATGATATTATGAATATTGCAAAAAAAGATATAGAGACATTAGAAAAATATATCCTGAATATACATGAAATGTTATCTGTTAAAAGCGTCACAGATATTTTGGAGATGATAGATGACTTGATTATCGACGATATTCTGGAGCATGAGGATGAGCCGAGTAATACCGGCAGGGAATTGCAACTGATTTATGATAGAATTCAAAGAGATAATTGAGAGTTTGGTACAAATCCAAGTCGGATATGATGTATGATAATAATACAGATGGATTTCTTCTCATTGGTCATCTGCTAAACCTCCTTTTTATTCATAAACTCGTTAAAAGCGTCTTGAAATACAGGCGCTTTTTGCGTGTCAAAATTGGTACAAATCTTTTATAATCCTGTGTTACAATAAATTTAACAAATAAATAAGCACCGGACGGAGAGTAGGAATCTGTTCGCTACCCTACAACAATTATAGGATGACCGATATGGCACGTCCTGTTTTGGGCGTGCCTTTTTATTTGTTTTTTGCCAGCTATGGAGTAAATAGCAACTCACTTGTGCCGGACTGACCGGAGCAACAACTTGGAAAGAGAGAGGTAAGAGACATGGTAAAGATTATCAGCGAGTTGGAAAAAATTGGGTTTGAGATCACGGACGAACAGAAGGAATCTATCAAGAAGAGTATTGGTGAGGAATTGTATTCCAAGCAGGAACTTGATAAGAAGATCTCGAAAGTTGAAACCGAGCGTGACAACTACAAAAAGCGCGCAGATACCGCGGAGGACACCTTGAAAGGGTTCGAGGGCAAAGATTTTGACGAAATCACGAAAGATCGTGACGAGTGGAAAAGAAAAGCGGAACAGGCAGAAAAAGATTTCAATGCCAAAATTGCCGAGCGCGATAAAAACGATTTGTTGGAAAAGGCTTTCAAGGATATTAAATTTTCTTCTGAATCTGCAAAGAAAGCTGTTATGGCAGACATTGCAGCAAGCGTGACGGTGAAGGATGGGAAACTGATCGGTTTTAATGATTTGCTGGATGAAGCAAAAAAGAATGATGCAGGCGCATTTATTGACGAGCAGAGCCGGCAGAGCGATCAGAATCAGGCAACATTTACTACACCGATGGGAAGCGGCACTCATACCGAGCCGATTACTGGTGATCCGAATAAGATGGATTTTGCTACGTACAAGAAGTGGCGTGAGCAGAATCAATAATTTTTTGAGGAGGAATATTATGGCAAACGAAATTTTAACACCGCAGATTATTGCAAATGAAGCATTGATGGTACTGCAGAGCAACCTTACAATGGCGAATCTTGTACATAGAGATTATTCCAGTGAGTTTGTAAAGGTTGGAGATACCATCACTGTACGAAAACCGGCTACGTTTGTGGCTAAGAACTTTACGGGACAGACAGAAGCGCAGGACATTACAGAGGGTTCTGTAACCGTTAAGATGGACCGATTCAGAGATATCACGGTCAATGTTGGGTCTAAAGAAATGACATTAGACATTAAAAACTTCTCTGAGCAGGTGATAACACCAGCAATGCAGGCTATGGCACAACAGATTGATGCGGATCTTCTGGCAGTAGGCATTTCTAAGGCTGGAAAGAAAGCAACTGTATCTAAGACACCGGCCATTACGGATATCGCAGGCGTAGGTAAAGCACTGGATCAGGCAAAAGCCCCACGTACAGACAGACGATTAGTCCTTCCGCCGACTATTCTGTACCTGTACAACACACTGGACAATTTCGCAAAACAGTGCTACAAGGGCGATTCTATTGCCTTGAAAGAGTCTGAAATTGGCAAGGTTTACACCTGCGAAACTTTCATGTCGCAGAACTGCCCGGAAAATCAGAATGATAAGGCAGGAACAGCTACTTCATACAAAGTAGCAGGAACCAAGGATGCCACTCAGTTCACAGTATCTTCTGGAAAGGCAGAAACCGCAACCATTAACAAGGGAGATCAGCTGATTGTTAATGGATATCTGTATACTGTTACCGACAATGTGACACTTTCCGGTGGTGCTGGAACTGTAAAAGTGGATCAGAACATTCCGGAAACTGTAGCTGAAACAGACGCGTTTGTCGTAAGCAAGGCACACGCTCTTGGATTCCACAGAAATGGTCTTGCACTTGTAACACGTAACCTTGAACTGCCGATGGGCAACAAGAACGCTTACATTGCATCTGCCGATGGCTTGGGTGTTCGTGTTGTATTCGATTACGACTCTGACCATAAGCAGGACAAGATCTCTTTTGATATCATTTACGGCATCAAGGAACTCAACGAGAACCTGCTTGTTGACTTTTCATAAGGAAAGGGGATTTCTGATGGGATATACCACATATGACTTCTACAAAGAAAAATACTATGGGGATTCTATCAAGGAATCCCTTTTCCCCAAGTGGGAAGACCGAGCCGCCGATAAGTTGGATCAGCTGACCTACAGGCATATTGATGATACTGCAAAGGAAGAATTTGACGAGCAGATTCAGAAAGCTACGTGTGCGCTTGCAGATCTGCTCTATCAGATCGACTACAAGACGGCTCATGCGAATGATCCTAAGAATGGCAACGTCAAGTCGATGTCCTCCGGCGGTCAGTCTATCAGCTTTGGAAGCAACGAGACACTTGTTGATAAGGTGCTGGGAGATAAGGTGGCACAGAACCGGTTGTGCTACGACACGGTATGTGAGTATCTGTCCGGCACGGGATTGCTTTATGCGGGGGTGGAGTGATGGGACTTGGATTGTTTTACAACGACACGGTGACGCTGTTTAACTACTTCTGCGATCCGGACACCGAGGAAGAGAAGTGCTATCTGACCTTATTGGAGAATGTGAACCTTGTGGAAACCAAGGGCGCGAATGTAACCAAGAGCGGCATGGATAGCGCGGATGCAGTAAAGCTTTTTGTTGACTTGGGGAAGATACCTAAACCATACATGGAGCCGAAAGCGTGGGATGCTCTTCCGGACGATGAAAAGCCAAACTATATCACGTTCCACCCGACAGATGATTTTTTCATCAATGGCGATCATATGGACTTGGAGATTCCTGATTCCGGCATTTACGAATGGGCGCACGACAATCTGGATTCTGTATACAAGGTGACAACAGTTGATAAATATGAGTATGTGATGCCGCATTTTGAGGTTGGAGGTGTGTGATGGAAGAGATAGAGAAACTTACCATAAAAGACGCGGAAAGTGCGCAGAATGCGGTGCTGGATCTGATTTTGCAGTATCCGAACTTTCCCAAGACGTTTAAGGCAAGCAATAAAAACGTGAAGTGGAACAGTATCAGTGTTGATACTTCCATCGGAATTTACCCACTGTCCGGTGCGCGGTACATAAAGAAATATGTGAGTGGCAGCTATACAGCACAGATGCCATTCCAAATTGTATACCGCAGTTCTCCAACAAGCAACAAAACATCCATTGATGCACAGATGGTTCTGGAGAATTTGAGCAAATGGCTGGAAGATACCGGGATTGAATTTGCTGATCCACACATGACATTACAGGAAATTACCCGTACATCTGTAGTCCTGCCAATCATGCGGGATGAAAAGCAGATGGGATACGGCGTAAATATGCAACTTATATACTTTTTTAAAAAATAACAGGAGGAAATATACATGGCATTAGATCGTACCAACATGGTGTCCTTATTAGACATCGGAACGCTTACAGGCTCTGCAGAGAAAATTGCGGAGATGGGCGATGGATTCACAGAGATCACAGAAGATCTGGGACCTAACACAGAATCTAAACAGTATGTAAACATGAAAAATGCATCTAACACGGTAAAGGGATATGCGCTCTCCATGACGCCATCCCGTGAATATCTGTCTGATGAGATGCAGAAATGTATTGACACGCTTTTTAAAACTCTGCCTACTGGTGAGAAGTGCAATACAAATTATTACCGTTTCTACAAGACAGATATTACAGGTGGAACAGGTGATTGTATGCGGTTTCCTGTGACGGTGTGCCCGTCCAGTACCGGTGGCGCCGGAGGGGATGCACATACATCCTCGATCCAGATCAACGGGAATGGAGATCCGGAGCTTGGAACAATCACTATCGGTCCGGATGGCTCTTTCACTTGGAAGAAAAAGGATGCTGATTAAAAATAGGTGTTAATTAAAATTAACATATTCGGGGTGCGTACCTCTCTTTCGCGCCCCGGATTAAGAGAGGATGGTAATTTATGGCAGATATTAAAAATATTTCTTTTGATAATGGAATTAAGAAAATCGAAGTGAATGACGTGGACGGGAACCATATCACAACACTTTTGATCAATACGGCGGATGCGGCCACAGTAAAGAGATTTGTGGAGCTGGCCAATAATCTGGAAGATGTAGTCAATTCCGGCGAGGATAAGATTGCAGTCTACAAAGAAAAGTACAAGGAATACGAACATAAAGAGTTTGATGATCTTCCGGACGATGTGAAAACGAATATTATCGTGGATGCTTCGAACATGCACATTGGTATTCTGGAAGGAATGATTCGGGAAATTGATGCACTGTTTGGAAAAGATACCATTAAAAATGTTTTCCATGAGTGCTATGAACTGAATGAGAATTTCGTGCCGGATGAAGATGCTCTGGTAGATTTCGTGAACACTGTAATGCCGGTGATGAACGAATTGTTTAAGACGAGAACAGAAGCAATCCACAGGAAGTATTCTCCGAACCGTAAAGCACGGAGAAACAGACACAACAAGAGCAAAAACCAGTTAATTCAGGAACATAAGGACGCAAAGAAGAATGAATAATGTTTTTCTTGATGATCTGCCAGAAGAGTGGCACGGGTACAAAGTGAATACAGATTTTACGATTGGCATCCAGATGCTGCAGGCAAAATATGATTGCGCACTGACGGATTACGAGAAAAGCGATATGTTCGTGTGGCTCATGTTTGCAGATGCGGATGAGAACGGGGAAGAGTATCTTCGGGATCATCCACAGGGACAGGATCTTGGCGAATGTGTAGAGTGGTTCCTTTCCGGATGGTTCCATGATAACCCGGACCCGGACGGGGACAAGACACGCGTGGTTGACTACGATGTTGACCAATGGCGCATCTATGCTGATTTCCGGCAGATCTACGGAGTTGATCTTGCTACCACGGATATGCACTGGTGGATGTTCTGCGGTCTGCTTTGGAATATGCCGTATAAGCTATCCAGCTTTTTACAGGTGGTATCGAAGCGACAAGAGAAGCCGGACAACAATACATCGGCAGAATATCGCAAGGCATTGCGCAAGGCACAGAAGATCTATGCATTGGATCAGCCGGAAGAAAAGAGAGAGTACACAGCAGAAGAAAAAGCCAAAATTGACGATTATGATAACATGATTGCAGAAATTCGCGGCAGAAAGTAGGTGAGCGGATGGCAGATTATGATGGCAGCATAAGAATAAACACACAAATTGATACGAAAAACGCATCCAGCCAGATGCTACGTTTGGAGAACCAAATTTCCAAGGCTGCCAAGAAAGCGGCAGATCTTACCGAAAAGATGCGGCAGATGGAAAACCAGAAGATTCCCACAGAGGAATATAAGAATATTACAGATGCGTTACATAGATCCACTGCTGAATTTGATAAACTATTACAGCGGCAGCAGGAAATGATTGCACGCGGAAAAACATCTGGTGCAGCATGGGATTCGCTTGATCGTAAAATTGAAGAGGTTGGAGCCGATATTCGAGCCGCTGAAAAATACCAGTCAAAAATGGCAAAAGAAGGTACGGCATATCTGGATAAGGGCGCAATCCGCGCAACTGATGCCTATAAGAAGATGGAAAACCAGTTGCACGAGACGAATGACCAGATGAAAACACTTGCGCGCAGACAAGAAGAATTGGCTGCGAAAGAGAATAAGGTTTCCGGCAGTGCCAAGAGCGCAGGAAAGAACACTGGAAACTGGCTTGACAATTTTTCGGGAAAAACCAGAAAAGCAAGCGGTTTGGTAAGTACCTTCGCGTCCAGGATTAAAGGAGTTGCGCTTTCCTTGTTTGTATTTAACTGGATAACCCAAGGATGGAATGCCATGATTTCTGCCGTAAAAGACGGTACCCAGAACATGGCAAGGTATTCCAGCGATGTGAATGCAAAAATGTCGGCTCTTGTGAGCGCGGTAGCAACTCTTAAAAATGCATTCGGGGCGTTAGCCGCTCCGATTATCAGTGCAGTCGGACCGGCACTCACATACCTTATAAATATGCTTACAGCTGCAATCAATAAGGTAAACCAGTTTATATCAGCATTGACAGGAAAAAAGACTTGGACGAAAGCCACTACCCAAACGAAGAATTATGCAGCTGGACTTGATGCAGCCGCCTCGAAAGCAGATAAGGCTACGAAGGCGGCGAAAAAATTAAAAGGACAGCTACAATCGTTTAATGAGCTGAATGTAATAGATTCCAATAAAGATTCCGGCTCTGGTGGCTCCGGTGGTTCTGGTGGTTCCGGTGGCGGCGGTGGAGTAGGCGATCTGTATGAAGAGGTGCCAATTGACCAGAATATTGCTGATCTTGCGGACAAAATCAGAGAAGCAATTAAATCCGGAGATTGGGAAGGCCTTGGAGAGACTATAAGGCAGGAAATCACAGATACCATAGGGAAAATTCCGTGGGATAAAATTTACACGAAAGCTGAAAATTTCGGAAAAGATTTTGCAGAATTTCTAAATGGATTATTCTCAGAGGATAAAAAAGGAAATAGTGTATTTACAGCAACCGCAGACGTTATCGCAAAGTCGTTGAATACAGCAATTTTTGCATCAAAAGGATTTACTGATAAATTTAAATTCAAGACATTTGGGAAAAATATGGCTCATGGATTCAATGAATTCTTTCGTGAATTCAAGTGGAAGCAATGTGCAGAAGCAATAAACGGATGGGTTGATGGATTCTGGCAGTTTGTGATTGGATTTTTCAGTGGACTAAGTTGGAAAGACATTTTTAACGGATTGAGTACATTCCTTAGTTCGTTAAGTTCTAAAAGCATAGCCACAATTCTTGGGGCTGCAGCTATAAATAAATTTGGAAAATCAATGGGTAAATCCTTGAAGAAATCTGTAAGCGATTACTTCAAGGACAATGGTTTAAATTTGACACTTAAAGATGCTGCTCTTGCTATAGGAGTAATGACAGTTACTTTTACCGTATTAAAGTTTTTAGATGAAAATGATATTCCGTCAAAGATTATTAAGTGGATAAAAGATTTGCCAAAAAAGATTATGGCTCCGTTCGGAAAATCTAAAGGGTGGGACGGAAAAGAAATGAAATTATCCATTCCGATTTCGGCTGTATTTGATAACATTTCCTTTAAATTAAAACACATTAAAATGAGCGATATTCTCGAAAATGTGTTTAATTTTGATGAAGCTGGCGGATTCTTCTCGGAAATGAAGAAAAATTTTGAAACGGCATTTGATGGAAACCGGAAAGACATAATGGATATGGGAAGCTATATCTTTGAGGGCATTATGGATGGATTTGCCGGAGCTATTGCAGCCATTGCAGAACCGTTTGTTGATTTCTTTAATTGGGTTGTTAATGGAATAAAAGATGCATTCGGTATCCATTCTCCTGCGAAAAAAATGAAACCACTCGGAGCAAATATTTTCCTTGGTGTAATTGATGGTTGGAAAGAAAAGATAAAATCATTTAGCTTTTCGAAGCTGGCAAAGGAAGCTCTTAAGTTAATCCAAAAAGGATTTAATGGTGCAAAATCTGTAGTAAATGTTGCGATTTCTTTGATAAAAAAAGGCTGGACTACATTAAAGAAATTTGTCGGAGAAATAGGGGCGAAAGCTTTTTCTCTTGCAAAAAAAGGCTGGACTACAGTATCAAAATTTGTTGGAGAGATCGGTAAAAAAACATTTTCTCTTGCAAAAAAAGGCTGGACTACAGTATCTAAGTTTGTTGGAGAAATTGGTAAAAAAGGCTTTGGACTGAAAAAGGATGGCTGGACTACCTTAAATAAGTATGTAGGAAAGCTGGATAAAGTAGCCGTGAAATTATATAAGAGCGGTTGGAAATCAATAAACAGCTTTGTGGGAACCACGGTAAAAGTTGGAATCCAGTTGATAAAAGATGGATGGAGCAGTTTTAAGAACTGGCTTGGAATTGGAAATGATAATTCTTCATCGAAGAAAAAACCATCTAAGAAAGCTGGCGGCGGCATCTATACCGGTGGAATGTGGCATAACATAGCACATTATGCAGTCGGAACTGAGAACGCACCGGCAGGACAGCTTTTTATCGCGCGTGAAGCAGGACCGGAGCTTGTCGGAACAATTGCAGGACATACGTCCGTTATGAACAATGACCAGATTGTGGCATCTGTATCGGATGGAGTTGCGCGTGCGGTACGATCCGTAATGGCAACCGGGAACCAGAATGTAAATGTTCTGTTTAAAGTGGAAGGAGATCCGAATGGAATCTTCCGTGTGACGCAGCAAAAAGCCAATGAATACTACCGGGCAACCGGAAACCCAGCATTTTTATTTTAGGAGGTGGATTGAATGGGATACGGCGGTTATTTAATTAAAGTCGGGAATTATACAGTCCCATTTGACTGTATACTGGCCAGCACATTTCAGTCCCCTCTCCTGGGGCAGGACAAGGATTCCTACAACGACGATAATGGGGTATTACATAGAACCGCCCTGAAAAATCAAGTGATTAAAGCGGAGTGGCAGACACCGGAAATGGATGAAAAGAAATTTGATGCGTTTATGAAAAACATAAACAGCCAGTATGTGGAACAGCGGCGGGAGAAAAAGTGCCTGGTGACAGTTTGGTGTCCGGAGATTATGCGGTATGTGACGATGCACTGTTATGTGCCTGATCTTACACCCATTGTGGCGTATGCAGATGAAAAGAAGATCGAATATGATGGCTGGCGAATAGCTTTTATCGGATATGGCGGTGCGATTTTATGATAAGTGGTAAAAACAAGGAGCTTTATTATGCAAGCTCAATTGATAAGCAACTTAATATAGAAGTAATCGGAACAAAGCATGTGATTGACAACTCCACGAGAGAGCAGGACACATTCACATTGACCGAAACTCTGAATGACGGCACGGAACTGAAATTCGGTTCTTGCTTGCCGAACCAGATTTCTTTTACCGGACGTGAGGTACCAATTGCCACAAAAGGCATGAAGCTACGTGTGACGGAAACTCTGGAAGGGAATGAGAATGATCCGTTTGTGTATGGCACATATACGGTACAGTCTGATACCCCGACCGCTGATCGTACCAAGCGGCAGATCGTTGCCTATGATGCCATGTATGACATAATCAACGCAGATGTGAAAAGCTGGTATGATGGATTGACATTTCCAATGACCCTTAAACAGTTTCGTGACAGTTTTTTTATGCATCTCGGCATCGAACAGAAAGAGACAAGCCTTGTCAACGATTCCATGACAGTAAACAAAACGCTGGTAACTACACAGTCCGATGATTCCAGTGTGACTGCAGAAGCTACGATAAGCGGCAAGACAATCATCGAAGCGATTTGTGAGATCAACGGGGCATTTGGCAATATCGGGAGAGGCGGCAGATTTGAGTATGTGATTTTAAAGGCGATTACATCTGCATTGTATCCGGCAGAAGATCTGTATCCACGGGAAGATCTCTTTCCATCGGATGCAAACACTGAAAGTATGACTGGGCATTATATCACATTTGACTATGAAGCGTTCCAAAGCCAAGCAATAACACAGTTGGAGATTCGGGCAGATGATTCTACTGCTGGGGCTATTGTGGGAACATCTGGAAACAATTATGTTATTTCCGGCAACTTCCTTATAAGCGACAAGACTGGGGCTGAAATGAAGCAGATTGCGAATAATCTGCTGCCGGTAATTGCACAGGCAGCATACACCCCGATAAAGAGCAGCGAATGTGTGGGGAATCCGTGTTTAGAGTTGGGAGATCCAATCCGGTTTAATACGAGCCGGGAGATTGTGGAGTCTTATATTCTGCAGCGAACCCTTACTGGTGTGCAAAGCAAGCGTGACGCGATCTTGTCTACAGGAACAGAAAAACATGCCGTGCAGAACCAAACCACGCGTGAAACGGTCGAGTTATTAAAGAGACGAACACATACTCTGGAGGAAACTGCCGATCATCTGTTATCAGAGTATGGGGACTTAGAAAAAAATACCTCTACGAGATTCGAACAGACGGATGAATTGATTGCTACAGAAGCAAAGCGTGCTACAGATGCAGAGGGCAAATTGGAATCTTCGTTTAAAGAAACCGCCGATTCTATTCAGATGGAAGTGAGCAGAAAGGTCGAGGAAGATGAAATTCGAAGCAAGTTTGCCATGAGCCCGGAAAATGTAAACATTGAATCCGGACAGATAAACTTTAAGTCAAACACGCTAACCATTGATTCCACGAATTTCCGGCTTGATGAATATGGAAAAGTGACCATCGTGGATTCACTGGATTTTGATTCAACAGCACTTGGCGATGATATTGCAATTATCGGGCTTGACGGAAGGGGCAGACCCATGCTGCAAAACATACGCATTGACCTAGACACTGTAACGGATTCAAACTCGGAATCCTTGGCAACCGAAAGTTATGTTGACGATTCGCTGAGTGACTACGCAACCAAAAGCGAATTGCCAAGTGGGTATTTTACAGATGTAGACTATACACTTAATGATAGCTCTACAACCAAGTATTCGCCTAGACATTTTAAGAAAGTGTCTGATTTTGGTTCAAGGGAAAGTACCATAGATATCGAGGGTCTTTTGATTTCTATTCCGAGTTCCGATAAAAGGCTGAAAAATAATATACAATCATTAAGGGATATTAAAAGCGTTTATATGGCAATGCGACCGGTTGAGTATACATGGAAATCCGGATATATCACGCAACACACAGGCTTACAGTTTGGTTTAATTGCGCAGGATTTAGAGAAGATTTTGCAGGATGCCGGATTGTCCGATAGCGGACTTGTACTAAAAGAAGATGCCGAAGAGGATGAAAAAGCAATTCACGGAGATTCAAAGACATGGAAAATCGACAAGGAAAATCTCCATGCAATGCACATTCAGATGATTCAAAATCAGCAAAAGGAAATCGAAGAGTTAAAGCGAGAAAACAAAAATTTGAGTGAACAGATGAAAGACTTTGAACAACGATTATCCGTGTTAGAAAGGAGTGTGAGCCATGCAGAAAATATATAGCCGCATCAATTGGGAGAATCTTCCCAGCGAAAAAACAGCGGTAAATGAATCTAATCTTAACAAGATGGACTTGGCAGTTGACAATCTGGATGATCGTATAGTTGCTATGGACGCGGCAAAAGTCGATCTTGTCAAGGCGAATGAACTTGTAAAGGAAATCCTTTGGAATGAACCTATGGGAGTGCTGACGGTCGTTAAGATGAATGGTTCACGAGCCGTGATTGATACCAAGTTGGAAAAGTTGGCGGTCAACTTCACATACAATCCGCAGACACAACAATTAGTAATCGCGCTTGACGATGGCACGGTGCAGAACGTGGATTTATCATCCTTGATTACAGAGTATGAGTTCTTAGATTCTGATACGATTGCATTCGAGATTACGGGTGGCAAGGTCAAGGCTATCGTTAAGAATGGTTCCATTACGGAAGATATGCTGCAGCCGAACTTCTTGGCAGATGTTAAAGTTGAAGCCGAAAAAGCGAAAGCATCAGCATCCGCTGCGGATGCGTCAGAAAAGGAATCCACGGTACAAGCTAATCTATCCAAAGAGTATGCGGATAAGGCCAAGGAATACAGCGATAACATTGATAAAAAAGCTCATCTGGCAACATTTGATGTGAATGAGGACGGCGAGCTGATCTATACAGATAACACAGCGGATGTGTTTACCGTTGATAATGACGGAAACTTAAATTGGGAGGTGGCTTAGAATGGCTATAGCAGGAAGAGTAGCAATCGTGCCAAAAGGCGATTGGAGCGCAGATGCTACATATAAGAGATTGGATGCAGTGACTTATAACAATACGCTTTATTTCGCAAAAAAGGAAGTGCCTGCAGGAACGGCAACAAGCAATACGGAATATTGGTCGAAGTCGATTGTGGGTGGTGCCGGTGCAATCGCAACGAAAGAGGATGCCGGGATTGTGAAACCGGCAGACGGACTTTCGATTGCAGAAGATGGAACCCTTAAGGTAAGCATTGATGGCACGACTCTTACAATGGATCAGGTCAACAATGTAATCAAGTTGGCGGATACGCTAAAGGATAAAATCGGAAGCGCACTGCAACCGGAAAGTATCGTAAATAACCAGGTAACAACAGAAACCGGGTATGCGCTAGACGCTAGACAAGCTAATCCGAATCTGGATGGTACGCTTGCAAAGCAGATAAGCGATTTAAACGGCAGTCTAAATAGTAAGAAAATACCATCATTTGGCATCGAAAACATATTTACTGGAAACCCGTTTTGTATAGTCAACAATGGTTCCGATGTAATAAGTGTACAAACCGATTGGGATATAGGCAATGGCGGCTATAGGGTCAAAAACATAAAGTATCCTGCAGGAACGGCTACTAATCTTACGGTCTCATTATCGTTACCTGCTAATAGCATTGTTATTGTTGATGTAAATACACTTAATGGAGAGAATATTGATATACAAGGTTCACTAATTCGATGCAATTTGTCAAATAGTGCATCAGTATGGAATCTATCCATTAGATTCACAGGACGTACAAGTCAGATATTATCTGATATTAGATATATGCCGTTAGTTATCCACTTAGGTTAAAGAAAGGAAGGTAATAAAAATGGACAAAATTATCCTGAAAAACAAAACAGAGTTCGAGGTTGCTGAAGGAGCGAGTCTCGGCAATATTCAGATTCAGTCGAAAGACTTTGATGGAATTAAAGCAATCACGGATGCTTTTACTGCAGACAACCTTGCGGAAGTCGCATTTACACACAATGATGAGGTATCTGGAAAGTATACCGATCTGAAGTGTGATGGGTTTACATACGCACCGAATACGGACGAGGCAGGTAAGGAAGATGGAACTTACACGGTTACTATCAGGCTGCGGACAAAGACGGAAATGGAAAAGGCAATTGATGAGCTTAAAGCAGGGCATGAAGCAAACGCAGAAGCAATCGAAGAACTGGCAAGCATTGCCGCAGAAAGTGAGGTGTAAGACATGGTTAAGTTTTATGTGCGCAGAATCTTGGTAGACAAGAAAATGACAATTGATGATGTACCGGAGAGATGGCGCGAAAAGGTGCGAGCAGAAATTGAAAAGGCAGAGCAGACAGCGTAAGGGGCATCTTTGGATGCCCCTTTTAAATTGGTACAAAATCAATCTTGGCATCCATTACAATATAGTTAGGAAACTTCGGAAGGAGTGAAATCATGTGGTCTAAAACTTATAACGAGCGTCGGCTTACCAGAGTTGAAGCGCGTGCTAAATCGAATACACACAGAATCGATAAACTAGAACCAATTGTTGAGGAGATACATACAATGAGTGAAACGATGGTGCAGTTGGTCGAGGAAGTAAAGCATACTAACGAGAATGTGTGCGCCTTGGATGAGAAGATTGATAGCATGGATGCTCGCGTCGATGTTATGGAACGCGCACCGGCAGAAGATGTTAAAAAATATAAGTCAGTCGCTATAACTGCAATCATCAGCACAATTTCCACGGCTCTTGCTATTGGTTTGGTTTCGATGATTGCTCAATATATCAAATAAGAAAGAAGAGGTATTTAATATGAAGAATTGTGTATTTAAAGCAAACGTAGACACTGTTAAATGGTTTAAGGCTGCCGGCATCCGTGCCGTTAAGACAATGGCACAAACTGCTGTTGCAGTGATTGGTACCGCCGCTGTAGTATCGTCCGTGGATTGGAAACTGGTTGTATCATCTGCAATTGTATCAGGCGTGGTATCATTGCTCACCAGTGTAGCCGGCATCCCGGAAGTTAAGGAGGAATAGCATGGCAATTACAAAAGCAATCAAAGCAATTGCAAAGCAGTTGTTTGCGAATCCGAAAAACTATGGAAATAAGAGAAGTTTAAAATCCATCAAGTACATCGTTATCCATTACACTGCCAATGACGGCGATACAGATGAAGCAAATGCGAAATACTTCCATAATAATGTGGTCAAAGCCAGCGCACATTATTTCGTCGATGATGATTCTTACACGAAGTCGGTGCCGCTTAAAAACATTGCTTGGTCCGTTGGTGGGAAAAAATATCCGAACTGTGGGAAGACAGGCGGTGGAAAAAAGTATGGACTTTGCACAAATGCCAACTCAATCAACATCGAGTTGTGCGATACTGTAAAGGACGGAAAAGCTGGAGCGTCAGCAGTAACGATTCAGAATGCTGTTACACTCACGAAAAAACTTATGAAGAAATATAACATCGATAAGGCACACGTTGTCCGGCACTTTGATGTAACTGGAAAAGCTTGTCCGGCATACTGGGTAGATGATAAGAAGTGGAAGAAAGAATTTTTGGACAAGCTATAG